TTGCAGACGTCCGCACTATCCGGGTTGCAGTTACTAGTAGTTTACATAGTAACGATGACCTTGCAATCATGGCTGACCTTGCCACTGTTGTTTCAGTTACTGGTAGTTTATATAGTAACGATGACAAGAGCGGAAAAGACGTTCTAGCGCACAGCGTTGCAGTTACTGGCAATTTGTAGGGTAACAATGACGCTTCGTGTCTTCTTTAGCAAGCTGATAACGTTGCAGTTACTGGCAATTTGTAGGGTAACAATGACCATGGGTTTAAAAAACAAAGCCGTCCGAAAGATGAGTTGCAGTTACTGGTAATTTGTAGGGTAACAATGACTACGATTAAACATTATGCACATTTTCTAAAGTTGCAGTTACTGATGATTTACAGAGTAATAATGTCGGAAGGAAATGAGTAAATGAAGTGCTGGCATTGTGAAACAGAATTGATCTGGGGCGGTGACCATGATATCGAAGATCACGAAGACCATGACATGGTAACGAACTTTTCATGCCCCGAATGCCAATCTTTCGTTCTGGTCTACAAATCCAAAGAAGAATCAACAATGACGCAAAGTGGAAAGTGGTCACCCACAACACAATAAAAAGGTAAATAAAAATGGCTAGACCCAGTATTCGCACTGAAGATATTATTAATGAAATTTTGGAACGTGTTTCTACTGGGGAAACGTTAACGAGTATTTGCCAGGATTTTCATATGCCGACATTGCGTGCGCTTTTGAAGTGGTGTGTCAGGGATAATGTTCTTGATGACAGGATGCATCGTGCGAGGATTAGGGGAACGTTGATTCAGGCTGATGAGGCTGTTGATGCACAGAGGGCGGTTATTAATGGCAGTATTGCCAAGGATGACCCGAAACGGTTACAGGCGATTGTAACGGCTGCAAATAATATGGGGCATCAGGCGAATGCCAAGTTGTCGAAGATTGACAATCGGTATAAGGATAAACAGGAAGTTTCACATACGGGGCCAATGGTTATTGGCTGGCAGACCGATGATGTTGAGGAAAAGAAGGAAGAGGAAGTTGCTTATACACATTAAGGAGATTTTTTATGGCAAAGGCTTCTAAGACAAAAGTAACGACTAAACGGCGTAGAGCGCATAACCCCGATGGGTCTTTTAAAGCAGATGATCCGGCAACGCCGGAGATTAATGAGGCGTATGTTGATATTCCGTCTGATGTTGAGCCACCAGAGGTTGAGGTTGCACGGAGAGAGGGGCAACGGGCTGCTGGTGGCAGGTATCTTGGTGGTAAGCTGGTTGGTTAGGCAGGGTCGATCTTATTCGATGGTATCTGCCGAATGTTCTGTCGCCTTTTGAGGCGCAGTTTCTTGCCAGTGGTGTAGGATACAGGAAGTTTGATGAGCGTCCTATAGCGTATGTTGTTGATGAGATACGCAAATTTGTCCCTGTTTCTCTGAAGTCGCCTTCTTATTGCCGTGTTGAGGAGAAGAAGGAAGGGCATCCGTGGCACAATGATACGGGTTCGGCTTCTCATATGACATGGTGTGGCTATTCTGCCAGTGTTTTGTTAACAAAAAAATTTGACGGGGGCGGGTTTTATTTTAAGGATAAGCCAGACACGCCTGTTTTTCATTATTGTGACTGCCTTTTGTATAGCAGTAGCAAGGAAAATGAGCATTGTGTCGCGTCAAATAGTGGTGGTCGAAAGGTTTTAATTATGTTTTTTCAAGCGTTAAATGTCTGATAATGAACGCAGCACCTGAGAAAGTAGTTATTCCTTATAAACCAAGACCATTGCAGAATAAGTTTCACAAGAATGCACGACGGTTTTCTGTTGCTGTCTGCCATCGACGGTTTGGCAAAACGGTTATGGCTATTAATCATTTGCTGAAGGAAGTGCTGTCGTCAAAGCGTCCACGGGCAATGGGGGCTTATATTGCTCCAACGTATAGTGCTGCCAAGCGTATTGCATGGCAGATGCTACGGGAATATGCCGGAATTATTCCAGGGGTAAAGTTTAATGAAGCGGAGTTGCGCTGTGATTTGCCGGATGGCAGAAGGATTTTTCTTTTAGGGTCAGAAGCTCCGGATTCTATTCGTGGCTTGGGCTTGGCAGCAGTTGTGCTGGATGAGTACGCTGATATGAATGCCAGATTGTATCCTGAAGTTATTCGACCTGCGCTGTCGGATTATGGTGACGGGACATGTTTGTGGATTGGGACTCCACGGGGCGAAAATCAGTTTAAGGAGATATATGATCACGCTGTTGAGCGTATGGAGAATGGTGATAAAGAGTGGTATGCCATGCGATTTCCTGCAAGTGAAACCAAGGTCTTGGCACAGGAAGAACTGGATGCAGCAAAAGCGACAATGGATGAAAGCCAGTATCTTCAGGAGTTTGAAGTTTCCTGGTCGGCTGCTCTTATTGGGGCTTATTACGCTTCACAACTGGATTCTGCGGATTTGGCAGGGCGTATCGGGTCTTGTCCGTGGGAACCGAATCTGGAAGTTTTTACAAGCTGGGACTTGGGCATTGCCGACAGCACAGCAGTGTGGTTTGGTCAGAAAATGCAGGGCGAAGCGTTTATTCGCATTATTGATTATTATGAGAGTTCGGGGGATGGATTACATCATTATATAGCGGAGTTGAAAAACAGGCCGTACATTTACGGCAAGCACTATTTTCCACATGATGTTATGGTACGGGAATTAGGCAGTGGCAATTCGCGCTATGAAATGTTAATGGCACTGGGGATACGGCCTACTGTAATACCCAAGCTAACCGTTCAAGACGGTATTGAAGCAGTGAGAGCATTGATTCCAAAGTGCCATTTCGACCGCTCTAACTGTTCGCAGGGTCTGAAATTTTTACGATCTTACCATCGTCAGTTTAACCATCGTACAGGCGATTGGCGTGATCGGCCTCATCATGGGCCTGAAAGCCATTCAGCGGATAGTTTTCGTTATCTCGCACTGGGAATGCGTGATGCAGATGATTCAATGGATTTTTCGTCAATGGCAAGAACGGGTAAAATGTCGGGCGGTGGAAAGACAATTGTCAGTGAATGGAATGAATTTCACTAGGGTGCATTGCGGATGAGTGTTGAAATTATTCCGGCAGTTTACAGCGATGTTGTCTTTATTGCACGAAACATAAGAAAAGAAGATGCAGAAGAAATCTATCCTTTAATGTTTTCGCCAACACCGGAAAACTTGGCAGTATCTACATTGCATCATCAGATTTCAAAGGTTGCTTTAAAAGATGGTGAGCCTGTTTCCGTATTTGGTGCTGGTGAGCATATGCCAAAATTCTGGAAGGTGTTTATGTTTGCTTCTGCCAAATGGCCTACCGTTGCGCTTTCCGTTACAAAAAACATTATACGCGATGTTATGCCAACAATGATTGATACAGGGGCGGTCAGGGCCGATTGCTGGTCGATTGAAAGTCATCATCAGGCCCATCAATGGCTGGAAACGCTTGGGGCAGTCCGTGAGTCATCCCTTGAAGATTATTCGTCAAATAGAAAAACCTATTATTGTTACAGTTGGACAAGAACACGATTGGAGAAAGAAAATGTGTCTTTCAATGTTTATGCCGAAACCGCCGAAAATGCCCCAAATAAGTATGCCGGCACCACCAGAAGCCCCAGAGGCTCCTCCAACAAGGGACGATCCGGCAGTGAATGCGGAAGCAGCAGCGGAAAGACGACGGCGTTTAGCAGCCAAAGGCCGTCAATCGACAATCGTCACAGGGCCAATGGGTGATGTTGCTGAAGCCAATGTTGGTAAAACTCTTTTAGGAAGTTAGGAGAAAAACTATGTGTGTTAGTCCCCCAAGTCCACCTACACCACGACCGCCCCCAGTTGTTGAGCCACTTCCTGTGCGAAGAGCTGCCGACAGTGTTATACCTGAAGATGCTACCGGCGAAAACGCACAGGCGCGACGCAGGGCAAGGGTTCAGGCGCGAGGTCGTCGTGGAACAATGCTGACGGGCGCGGAAGGTGTAACGGAAACACCAAGCCTCGGCATCAGAACACTTCTCGGATAGGAGGAGAAAATGCCAAAAGGCAAAGGGAGTTATGGTTCTAAGCGCGGAAGACCGCCAAAAAAACCTAAAGGGAAATAAATGTGTACTCCGCAAATTTATTCTCAGATGCAGTCGGGAAACAAGAAAATAAACAAGAATAGTATGGGCAGTAGACTTGATCAGGCCCAGCGTATGGCATCTGCATCGGCTGGCGGTGGAACGTACAATGGAAATTCCTATGGTGGCAATACAATTTTAACGGGAACACCGGCAAATACAGGTGTTGACGCACTTAGAAAAACAATAGGAGTAGAGGTGTAGATGGATACGCAGGATGTTTTTACCCGTTATGAGCGAATGCAGAAGGCACGGGCGAACTGGGAACAACACTGGGAAGAGATTGCAGAGCGTGTTCTTCCACGTTCAGCAGAGTTTACTGGCGAACAAGAGGCAGGGTCAAAAAGAACGAGCAAGTTATATGATGCTACTGCTGCTCTTGCCCTTGAACGATTTTCCTCTGCTGTTGAAAGTCTTTTGACACCGAGGGGTGCGAGGTGGCATACGCTGAGAGTTC